ATCCCGTTAATTAACCAATTAAATGCAACTGATCTTGCTGCGTATGTTAATAGTTCAGCAGTTACTGAAACAAATCAATCTCGTAACATACACATAAGTGATATGACTATTGATGTTGCAGGTAGTGCAGGAGGGTTCTTACTAAACAGTGTAAGAGATAGTGAATTTAGAAATATAAAAATTAGAGGTACATGGACTAACGGTTCAACACTCGACAACACAAACTATGGTATTAAAATGACAATGGTTACCACAGCCGGCGTTGGAAAAAATAATACATTTCAAAATATCAAGTTTGAAGGACTGAGTGTTGGAGTGTATAGTGATAACGACATCGAAGATAATAGATTGTCAGAGTGCTCATTTGAAACACACTATAATGGAATTGCATTTGGTACTAACCAACTTTTAGGTGCAACTGCTGCAACAACAGGACCACGCTCTACAAAAGTAAACAACTGTAGATTTAAAAATATAGACAGACAGGCTATCTATATTAAGTACGGTGAGTACAATATTTCTCAAAGTAATAGTTTTATAGATGTAGGATATCAATGGACAGCAGGTGTAATACAAAAAAATAATCCTCAATGGCCAGTAATCGAATTTGGTACAGAAGCCTTTGCTAACGGTAGTGATAATGATTATTTTAACAGAACTCCACAACTTTCAGCAGATCAAAATTATCTATCTAATATTGCATATATTCCAGAAATAAAAGGACCAGGTTTTGATACTGTAAGATATCTACAAGAACTAAATCTTACACAATCAACATCACCATCGGTAATGTTTAAAATACCTGCAGATGAAACAAAATGTATAGAAATTGAATACACCTATAAGAGCTTTACAGTTAATGCATTTAGAAAAGGTGTTATTACAGTAGTAAGTAATCCTAGCAACAACATAAGATCAGTAAGTGATGAGTATGATTATGTAGGTGACAGCCTTTACGAAGAAAATCTTGTGTTTGGATCAGAATCTTTTGATGAAAATCTAGACGGAGTGGTTGACAGTTTGGGTATATCTGTGTTAAACTTAACTATAAACGATCAATCAGAGTTTCATTATAGATTAAAAACAGCAAGGTAAAATGTTTAACAACTCATACGATGAACGCCTATTTCTTTGGCGAGACTTCCGTACCTATTTAGAAACAGCAGAAAATCCTCTTGAGGATACAGTAAAGTTCTATAGTCAGGCTCCAATTGTTAATCTTACAACTGATCCGTATGATCCAGATAATTGGCCAACGCCTTGGGAAATATTAAAAGAAAATATTTATTGTGAGTATGTGAAAATACTTGCAATATGCTACACCTTACAGTTATGTGATCGGTTTATAGGGGTTAAATTTGAGATAAACATAGTACACGACAACAAACAGTCTAGAACATATTTTTTACTTTTTGTTGACAATCAATGTATAGGATACAACTATGATGAAGTAATACCGGCAACAGAACTACCACTAGGGCTGGAGTTCGTTATGCGTCATGAAATGCCCCAAATTCACTAAGTATATTTTTAACAAGGAACCGAGGATGATTCAAGTAACGAAAAGAGATGGACGCCGTGAGCCATTAGATATTGAAAAACTACATAAAGTTGTTTTTTATGCCTGTGATAATATTACAGGAGTTAGCCCTAGCGAAGTAGAATTAAAAAGTCAAATTCAATTTTTTAACGGTATGACAACAAAAGAGATTCAAGAAACTCTAATTAAAGCAGCAGCTGATCTTATTTCGGAAGAAACTCCTAACTACCAGTATGTTGGTGGCAGACTTATCAATTATGCATTGCGTAAAGAAGTGTACGGATCTTATGACCCTTGCACAGTACGTGAATTAGTTGAAAAAAATATTAACAACGGTTTCTATGATACAGAACTACTTGACGACTACGACAACGACGAGTGGCATAAGATTAATAACTTTATAAAACATGATCGTGATACTGATTTAACTTATGTAGCAATGGAGCAACTAAGAGGCAAGTACCTTTGTCAGAATAGAGTTAGCGGTGAAATATTTGAAACACCTCAGATGTGTTATGTTCTTATTGCAGCAACATTATTTAAAAATTATCCAAAAGAGGAGAGACTACGATGGGTCAAAGAATATTATGACGCTATTAGTTTACACGATATTAGCCTACCTACGCCCGTTATGGCCGGCGTTCGTACGCCTCAGCGTCAGTTCAGTTCTTGCGTTCTTATTGAGTCTGACGATAGTTTGGCTAGTATCAACGCAACTAGTGCATCTATTGTCAACTATGTAAGCCAGAAGGCAGGCATTGGTATCGGCGGCGGAAACATCCGTGCAATTGGTTCTCAAATACGCAAAGGCGATGCTTATCATACAGGCATTATTCCTTTTTATAAGATGTTCCAAGCAGCAGTTAAATCATGTAGCCAAGGTGGTGTACGTGGCGGCGCAGCAACTATTTATTATCCAGTATGGCACTTAGAAGCAGAAGAAATGTTAGTGCTAAAAAACAACAAAGGCACAGAAGACAACCGTGTACGTCATATGGACTACGGTGTGCAGTTTAACAAATTAATGTATGAAAGACTTATACAGGGCGGTGATATAACTCTTTTCTCGCCTAGCGATGTACCAGGATTGTATGATAGTTTCTTTGCTGATCAAGATTTGTTTAGACAACTGTATGAAACAGCAGAACGTAATACAAAAATACGCAAAAAAGTAGTAAAAGCAATTGACTTGTTTAGTTCATTTATGGAAGAGCGTAAGAACACAGGCCGCATTTATTTACAGAACGTAGACAATGCAAACGAGCATGGTTCATTCCTTCCTGAGGTTGCACCCATTCGTCAGTCAAACTTGTGTGCAGAAATTGACTTACCTACAAAGCCACTTAACGATTTAAACGACCCAGAAGGTGAAATTAGTCTATGTACACTTAGCGCAATTAACTGGGGCAACATCAAAGATCCAGGTGATTTTGAAAAGGTGTGTCGTCTAGCAGTGCGTGGACTTGATGCACTGCTGAGCTATCAAAACTATCCTATTCTAGCAGCGCAGTTATCTACAGAGAAGCGCCGTCCTTTAGGCGTCGGCATTATTAATTTTGCATACTGGTTAGCAAAGCATGATATGAACTATCAGAATATTGACACAGCAGGATTAGAGATGATAGACGAATATGCCGAAGCATGGAGTTACTACCTAATTAAAGCAAGTGCAGACCTAGCAGCAGAATTTGGCGCTCCGAGCGGCAACATGGAAACAAAATACGGACATGGTATTACACCTAACCAAACATACAAGAAAGATGTTGACGAACTAGTTCCACATGTAGAACGTATGGATTGGAAAGGACTACGTGAGCAACTAAAAGCAACAGGCATCCGTAACTCAACACTAATGGCACTAATGCCAAGTGAGACATCAGCACAGATTGCTAATGCAACAAATGGCATTGAGCCTCCACGCAGTTTAATTAGTGTGAAGCAGTCAAAGCACGGTGTACTTAAACAGGTTGTACCAGAGTATAAGCGTCTTAAAAACAAGTATGATCTACTATGGGATCAAGAGTCACCAGAAGGTTACTTAAAGATTATGGCAGTGTTACAAAAGTATATCGATCAAGGTATCAGTGTAAACACAAGTTACAATCCAGTACACTACGGAGACGAAAAGATTCCACTTAGTACTATGCTACAGCATCTACTTATGTTTTATAAATACGGTGGTAAGCAACTGTACTATTTCAATACATTTGACGGACAAGGCGAACTTGATGTGAACAAACTTATGGAGCAAGAACTTGCACCTAGTGAAGTTGACGAAGAAGATTGCGAAGGCTGCACAATTTAATTGACAAATAGATATAATACTGTTATACTTACATACACATAGAGAAGGATGAACATGAGCGTATTTGACACTAGCAACCGTGCCGATCATACACAAGTTACGGCATTCTTGGATCCAACAGGTGGTCCAACAATCCAGCGTTATGACACACTAAAGTATAAAACTTTTGATAGTCTAACTGATAAGCAGTTAGGGTTCTTCTGGCGTCCAGAAGAGATTGATATCTATAAAGATGCAAAAGACTTTAAGAGTTTGACAGAACACGAGCGTCATATCTTTACAGCAAATCTAAAGCGTCAGATCTTGCTAGACTCAGTACAAGGCAGAGCACCAGTAGAAGCATTTGCTCCTATTGTGAGCTTACCAGAGATTGAGAACTGGATTCAAACATGGACATTCTCAGAGACTATTCATAGCCGTTCGTACACACATATTATTCGTAATGTTTACAGCAATCCAAGCAAAGTATTTGATGAGTTAATGGACATACAAGAGATTGTTGATTGCGCAGGTGATATTTCAAAGTATTACGATAACTTGATTGAGATGAGCATGTGGTACAACTTGTTAGGTGAAGGTACACATCAAGTTACAAGCAATCGAGAAGCACGTAATGTAACCGTAAACTTGTACGAGCTAAAGAAATTGCTATGGCTTACACTAATGAGCGTAAACATCTTAGAAGGTGTTCGCTTCTATGTAAGCTTTGCATGTAGTTGGGCATTTGCCGAACTAAAGAAGATGGAAGGTAATGCTAAGATTATTAAATTAATTGCCCGCGATGAAAACTTACATCTTGCATCTACACAGATGCTACTAAAGATTCTTAAAACAGATGATCCAGACTTTGCAAAGATTGCAGAAGAAACAGAACAAGAATGTATTCAAATGTTTGTTGATGCTGTTGATCAAGAAAAAGCATGGGCTGACTATTTGTTTAAAGATGGTTCAATGATTGGACTAAACACAGAACTATTAAGTGATTATATTGAATGGATTTGTGCCCGCAGAATGTCAAATGTAAACTTAAAATCACCATACAAAGTGCCACAATCTAATCCGTTGCCGTGGACACAAAAATGGATTTCAGGTGCTGATGTACAGGTTGCTCCTCAAGAAACAGAGATAACTAGTTATGTAATCGGCGGCACGAAACAGGATGTGTCGAACGACACATTTAAAGGATTTTCATTATGATACAAATTTGGGGTAAACCAGCATGTCCATCATGCACAAAAGCAAAAATGTTATGCGAAAAATACAATTACCAGTTTGAATATTTAGAACTAGGTAAAGACTTTACACGAGAAGCAGTGCTTGCAGAATTTCCAGAAGCAAGAACGTTTCCACAAATTGTAGTAAGTGGCAATAAAGTTGGCGGCTACGAACAATTTGTACAATATATCGAAAACACAGGCTATACAGGAACAGGATACACATTATGATAATCGAAGCACCTTATAAGGTAAACGATACAGTGACACTAAAAACAACGGGCGGCGACGAAATCGTTGCCCGTTTTGTTGAAGAAGATAATAACACAGTGACAGTATCAAAGCCGTTGGCACTGATAGCATCACAACAAGGAATGGGCCTTGCGCCCTTCGCATTTACTATTGCACAAGATGCTAAACTAGCATTAAACAAAAGTGCAATAGTATTTGTGCATAAAACTGAGAGTGAAATGGCAAAACAATATGTCGAAAGCACATCAGGATTAAAACTATAGGTTGACAAACTTAACTTTATAACGTATAATATAACTAGCTCGATAGAAGGAGAATAGCTATGGGTGATTTAACACAACACGAACAAATTGTTCAAGCTTTTAACGCATATTTAAAAGAACATGAATCATGGGAAACAAAGAACGTAAAAGCAGCAGCAACTCGTGCTCGTTCAGCACTTGGTGACCTTGGCAAACTTACAAAAGAACGCCGCAAAGAAATCCAAGAACGCAAGAACAATATGTAAATGACAACAGATGCAGTAGAATACTTAAAAAGCATTGCTGATCGGACTATTGCTTATGACAGTGTCCGTGAATATGTGCTATCGTATGCTGCCGACCACGAGGCGTGGGAGGAAGAATGTTTACTCTCGCTCCTCGTGGTTGCATTTATTTGGGAAGCAAAACATAGGAACGAAACGCTAACCGAAGACAAATTAAATTTATTGTTAGGTGTAGATGAAGATGAACATTTTACACTTGATGACTTAGACTGCCAACAAGAAGTAACTTTATCAGAAGATCGAACTGACCTTGATTTAGACGAATTACTAGATTTAACTTTATTCGAATATCTCAAGCATAATGAAGAAGACGACAACGAAGACAACGATAACAATCTAATTCAATGAGGTAGAAATGAAACGACTTGTACTTGCTATTTTAGCAGCAACTCAAATCAGCGCAACTACAGTAACAGGCGAAACTTTTTTTAACGAAAAACAAAGACCACAACTTTATTGTTTGGCACAAAATATTTACTATGAAACTCGCGGCTCGAGTAGAGCAGACCAAGCAGCCGTAGCAGACGTAGTGCTAAACAGAGTTGCTGATCACAGATATCCTAACACAATATGCGGTGTAGTACGTCAAGGCAAAAAACATGCAGACGGCTCAATGATACGTAATAAATGCCAGTTCTCTTGGTATTGTGATGGAAAAAGTGATTGGCCTACTGACCAAGATGCTTGGAACAATGCTAAATCATTAGCGTTTAATATGACAGTGTTCGGAGACTTTGCTGGTATTACAGAAGGTGCTACACATTATCATGCAGATTATGTGAACCCTAGATGGGCAAGACATTTTACTCTTACTGGTACTATCGGTAGACATAAGTTTTACAGATGGGAACGTAATGTCCAAAAGTAATCCTTCAGACAATAGACACAAAGAAATCTTTGATTCTATTGTCAAACAAATTGAAGAATGGCCGCAATTGAAGCATCATGAACATAATCATGTTGCTTACAATAAATTGCAAAGATTTAAAAAGAGTCACAAGCGAAAAACAAAAATAATCAAGGACAAAAATAATGAATAATGATCACAAAGTATATGAAGATCAAAATGTCAAAGGCGAAGCAATCTGGAAAGTAAAGACAGGCGGCAAGCGTGGAGATGTTGTTACAATCTGTCGTACACCAGAAGCAGCAGAGGATATAGCTGCTAAACTAAACAACGATCCGTGGCACTTAGATAGAGGTTATACAAGGGCTGACAGAATTAAAGCATGGAATGCTTATCATAATACATAAATATCTTTATGGAAGATTATGAAGCAGAGACTATAGTACAAAAAACGCAAGCAGTGCGTAAAAAGATTAGGGAATTCTATGCAGAATTCCCTCACTACAACCCTGCGCAGGTATCAGCAGGCAACGTAAGTGGTGTAGCAACTAACAGAGTCATTACTAAAAGAGTAATGGATAAGTGGCGTGATCCTGAAGCAAAAGAACTAGCAGATGATATAAAATCAAGTCTTGATTTAAAAACAAAA